ATTACACAACAGCAAGGTTTGATTCTGCTTTTAGTGGTAAAAGCACATCTGACTTATCGGAAGGTACTAATCTGTATTACACAGATACTAGATTCGATACTAGATTAGCTACCAAAACAACAGACAATCTTACAGAAGGCAGCAATCTGTATTACACAACTGCCAGATTCGATACTGCATTTAGTGGTAAAGATACCGATGATTTATCAGAAGGATTAAGTAATCTGTATTACACCGATGAAAGAGTAGACGATAGAGTTGCTAATTTAATTCAGAATGGCACAGGTATATCATTTTCTTACAACGATACTTCAGGCACATTAACACCAACTGTATCGCTATCTGCATTTGACACAGATAATTTATCAGAAGGTTCAACCAATCTTTACTATACCGATACAAGGGCTAACGCAGCCATAGATGCAAGAGTTACACAATCCTTTGTCAATGCCCTAAATGTGACAGCAGCAGGTGTACAAGCCAATTCTGTAGCTCTAGGCACAGATACTACAGGCAATTATGTAGCAACCATAGCTGGTACAGCCAATAAAGTCTCAGTTACAGGTTCAGGTTCAGAATCATCAGCAGTCACTTTATCTTTACCAGACGATGTCCAGATAGCTAATGATCTTACAGTAGCAGGAGATTTAACTGTTAATGGAGCAACCACAACACTAGGAACAACCAATCTTGAAGTATCAGATAATTTGTTTGAGCTTAATTCAGGTTTAACCACAGCACCAGTCAATGATTCTGGTATGTTAATTCAAAGAGGTACTTCCGATAATGCAGTATTTATGTGGGATGAATCTGTCGATAAATTTACATTAGGAACAACCACAGCTACAGCAGCTTCTACAGGCAATATAACTATAACAACTGGCTCATTGGTAGCCAATTTAGAAGGTAATGTCACAGGTAATGTGACTGGTACAGTCTCATCCTTGAGCAACCACGATACAGGCGACTTGGCAGAAGGTAGCAATCTTTACCATACCACTGAAAGAGTACAAGACATTGTCGGTGGTCAGCTAGTTACCAATGGTACACATACAGGGGTTTCTTTTGCTTACGATGATGCAGGAGATGGAGCGATAGATGCTACAGTATCTTTATCTTCTTTCTCTACTTCAGATTTATCAGAAGGTACAAATCTGTATTACACAGATGCTAGATTTGATACTAGACTTGCAGCCAAATCAACATCTGATCTGAGTGAAGGTACTAATCTTTATTACACAACTGCAAGATTTGATTCTGCATTTTCAGGTAAATCAACCAGTGATTTAAGTGAAGGCACAAATTTATATTACACAGATGCTAGAGTTGAAAGTTACCTAGATGGTGGCACATCAACCCCAACCTTTGCATCGGCTACAGTTTCAGGTGATTTCACAGTAGATACAGATACTTTATTTGTAGATGCTTCTGCTGATTCAGTAGGTATTAATACCACAAGCCCAGCATTTCAAAACGGTAATTCAGGATTGCATATTGTAGATGCAACTGCTCCCAGTATTAGATTACAAGATTCAAACGCAGTTAATTCAGATTTTGAAATCTATTCACCAGACGGAGTTAATAATTTAAGAATTGCTAAAGCTGGTACAGACTTTATGTCTCTTGACAGTTCTGGAGTAGGTATCGGTACAACAAGTCCTTCAGAAAAACTAGAAGTAGCAGGAAATATTTTTGTTAATACTTCAGGTAATCCAAACCTTACAGTTAAAACAAGTGGTGCAGGAAATAATCCGTATATCCGTATTCAAGCAGACACCAATTACTGGGATTTACAAACTTTATTCTCAAATGCCGATAATGAGTTAGATTTCCGATATAACGGAAGTTCTAAAATGATTATTGACTCTTCAGGCAACGTAGGTATTGGTACAAGTAGTCCTTTCTCACCCTTAACAGTCAAAACTGATACTGACCATGCTGTAAGTATAAGAACAAAATCCGATGGTACTGGCTCAAGAATACTTGGCACTAATTTATCTGGAGCTTCATACGATGAATTAGCATTAGATGGCGATGAGTTGTTGTTCCATATTTCAGGAACAGAAAAAATGAAAATCGACTCTTCAGGCAACGTAGGGATTGGTACAAATAGTCCTGATACCTTATTAGAGCTTTCAAAAGCAGCAGGGACAGGAACAAGTTTAGTAAAATTAGCAAATACTTCAGGTGGAGCTACAAGCAATATTGCACAAATAGATTTTGAGTTAAATAACACTTTCTCAGGTGCAAATGTTGATGTTCAAATTGGTGCTATCAAAACTAATGCAGGTAATGAAGAATCAGCATTTTATATTAATACCACAAGTGGAACAGGTACACCAACAGAAAGACTAAGGATAGACAGTTCAGGCAGACACGCTATGGGTAACACCCCATCAATCAGCAACAACTACATTTTATCCATTGATTCAGATGCTAGTGGACAAGCAGCAGGGATTCACTTTACACATGGCACAAAGAATCTTTACTTGGGTTACATCGCAACCACAGCTACAGATAACGCTGAAATGTGGAACGCTGCCAATGGTTATTTAAGATTTGGTACAAACAATGCAGAACGCATGAGGATTGATAGTAGTGGGCGTGCTTATATAGGAGGCACAGCAGGTAGTTATGGTGCAATATTAACTTTATTTAGAGATAGCTATACACTTGAATCAAGAAGCACAGGAACAGGAAGTGAAGGACATATAGTTTTTCAAAATGGTAATGGTGCAGTAGGAAGTATTTTTACCAGTGGCTCTAATACTTCATACAACACATCATCAGATTACCGATTAAAAGAAAATGTAGTTGATATGGAAGGTGCTTTAGATAGAGTTAATCAATTACAACCAAAAAGATTTAATTTTATTGCTGATGCTGATGTAACAGTTGATGGTTTCTTAGCCCATGAAGTACAAGACATAGTGCCAGAAGCTATTTCAGGTGAAAAAGATGCAGTTGATGATGAAGATAATCCAATCTATCAAGGCATTGACCAATCAAAACTTGTACCATTATTGGTGAAAGCAGTACAAGAACTATCAGCTAAAGTTGAAGCACTTGAAGCTCAACTACAAGGAAACTAAATGCAATTTGGATTAGCTGCCTTTGCTGAACTGCCCTTCGCCACCGAAGATGTTGCAGTCGCAGGTGTCGCTAAATCCATAGAACAGCTAATTAAAGAAGCAGCCACTACTACATTAACTGGCTTGACTACTACTGGCTCTAATATCTTTGCATCTAGGGTACACAACTTAGAACAGATCAAGCTACCAGCCTTATTACTTTACACTAGGGATTTGGAATCAGAACCTATCGTTATGAATCCAGCTAGAACAGTTGAGAAGAATATTACCCTTCATGTCGAAGGCTATGTCAAACAAAATACTAACTACGATGATAAGATTGATGATATCTGCCAAGAGGTTGAAGAAGCCCTATATGGCAATAGATTGTTAAATAATCTAGCAAAAGATACATTTCTGAATGAAACTCTTGTAGAATATGAAAGTGAAGGTGATAACCCACTTGCAAGAGTTGTAATGGACTTTCAAGTTGTTTATCATCATAACGAAGGAAGTTTATAATTATGGCAACATTTAAAGGTTCAGATGGTGTAGTAAAAGCAGGAGCTTCAGGCTCTGAAAATGCCATCGGTGAAATTAGAAGTTTCTCAGTCGAGCAAACAGCAGATACTATTGAAGATACTTCAATGGGTGATTCTGCTAGAACTTATAAGGATAGCTTAACTTCATTTACAGCATCTGTTGATGCTTTATTTGATGATACCGATACAGCCCAAACAGCTATGACTATCGGTAGTTCTCTATCTTTCCTATTCCAGCCAGAAGGCGACACAACTGGTGATTATCAATTATCAGGTTCAGGTATCATTACAGGGATATCCAGAAGTCAGTCTTACGATGGTTTAGTTGAAATAAGTTTTTCAGTACAAGGTACTGGTGCATTGACTATAGGGACAGCTTCTTAATAGATGAAAGCAATAGAGAGAGCTAAAGCTCATTTCGACAGTCTTGACATCAAGAAAATCAGTGTACCTGAATGGGGTGATGATGATGGTAATCCTTTAGAAATCTATGCCAAGCCACTGACACTACAAGAAACATCTAAGCTATATCGTATGGCTAAAGAAGATGATATGGCTATGTTGGCTTATGTCCTAATCTATAAAGCCTTAGATGCCAATGGCGATAAGATATTCAACCTAGAAGATAAGAACACATTACTTAACAAAGTAGATCGAAATGTGCTTATTAGAGTGTCCAATGAAATCATGGCTGAACAGCCAGAAGAAGTCGTAAAAAAAAATTAGAAGATAATTTTTATCTATACAATCAATTTCAATTAGCTGAGCTTTTAGGCAAATCTGTAGATGAGATTCAGCAAATGACAACAGAAGAATACCAATTATGGCTAGCTTACTTTAAAATAAAACAAGAACGAACTAAGAATGGCTAACCAGAAGTACAAAATTGAACTAACTGCTATAGATAAAACTAAGGCAGTTTTTAATGGTATGAAAAAAAGCTTGGCTGGAGTTAGTAAATTTGGTCTTGGGGCTGCTGCCACTGTAACTAAGGTTGGTCTTGCTGCTACTGCTGCTGCTGGTGCTGTAGCTTTGGTTGCAAAAAAATCATTTGATTTTGCTGATGCCATAGGCAAAGTATCAACTAGAACAGGCATAGCAACTGACACTGTTCAAGCATTTCAAATTGCAGCAGTAGAATCAGGTTCTTCAGTAGAAATAGCTAATAAATCATTAGAGAAATTCACAAGGTCAGTAGGTGATGCACAAAGAGGATTAAAGACCCAAGCCGATATTTTTAGAGATTTAGGTGTAGAAATAGAAGATACCAATGGTAATACAAAATCTATGGATGTATTGCTTAGAGAAGTATCTGATGGTATGGCAGGACTACAATCGCAATCAGAGAAAGCAACTGTCGCAGCAAATCTATTCGGTAGGGCTGGCATACAAGTTGTTGATGTATTAGACAATGGTGGTGCTGCTTTTGATTCCTATATAGAGAAAGCCAAAGCCTATGGACTGATTTTAAGTGAAAGAGGTATAAGACAATCTGAAAAGTTTAACGATACCCTATCGTTCATCACTAGACAGATACAAACAGCTACAGCAGCAGTATCTATTGCTTTTTTACCAATTCTGCAGAATCTAGCTGAACAATTTAAGGAAGTAACCAAAACAACTGTAGCAGGTGAAGATGGTGTAATGAAATTTGGTGAGAGTATTAGGGATGTGGTACTAGAAAAGGTAGATGGCTTCATTAGAGGTTTCGCAGATTTTTTAGATGCAATTCATAACATAAGAAGAGAGTTGGTGGCTTTTGCACAAGGTGTAGAGACTGCATTTTTAGAAACTGAATTATCTACTCTTAAATTCAGAAGAAGTATGGATTTCTTAGGCACATCAACTGAAACATTCAATGCACTTATATCAGCTACAGAAACAAAATTAGAGACAGCAGGAAATAGAGTTGCCTTATTTGATATGCAAAATAAATCTGCTGGTGATTCTGTTAGAAAATTAGCAGATGACCTAAAGACATATTTCATTGATGTGTTGGGCAAAAGCGAAGAAGAAGCTAATAATTTATTGGATGCCTATAATGCTTTATTCACAGCACCAAAAAGAGATGTTACCGACATTGGTAGCCCATTAGAAAACTTTAAAGCCCAATTTATAGAAGTAAATGATTTAATTGAAAATAGCACAGTAAAAGCTATAAAAGGTATGGAAGATGCCTTAGTAAATTTTGTAATGACTGGTAAATCTAGCTTTAAAGATTTAGTTAATTCAATAATTCAAGACTTAGTAAGAATACAGATAAGAAAATCACTGGAAGGTTCATTTGATTTCTTCTCAACAGGCTTAAGCAGCTTATTTGGTAAAAGAGCATTGGGTGGTCATGTTACAGCAGGCAAGCCATATATAGTAGGTGAGAAAGGTGCAGAAATGTTTGTGCCTAATTCTTCTGGTACTATTGTGCCTAATAATCAAATGGGAATGTCAGCACCTTCAGTTAATTTCACAATACAAGCCACCGATGCAAGTGGCTTCGATGAATTATTATCATCAAGAAAGAATCAAATCGTGGCTATGATTTCACAAGCTATGAATCAAAAAGGTAAGGTAGGTTTAATCTAATGGCAGGTGCATTTCCAACAACTAAGAAACCCAGAGTGTTTAATTTCACTTCTAACAGACCAAATAACACAGCCTATACTTTGAGTGGCAAAAGATCAATTAAACAGTTTGCAGCCCAATACTTCAGCTTCAGTGTACAAATGCCACCTATGAAGCAATCAGACTTCCAACAATTCTATGCTTTCTTAGTTAAACAAAAAGGTAGCTTTGAAGATTTTACTTTTGAATATCCACTAGACAACTTAGGTGCTGATAAAGGTGAAACAGATATATTGACTAATGGAGCACAAGCTGTCGGTGATAATACAATAGCTATGGATGGTTTCTCAGTCTCTACTACTGGTGTACTCAAAGGTGGTGACTTAATAAAGTTTAGTGGTCACGACAAAGTTTACATGGTTACAGGCGATGCCAATTCTAATGCCAGTGGTCAAGCCACTGTATCTATCGAACCACCCTTACAAGCAGCATTAGCAGACAATGAAGCAGTCACAGTTAATAAACCATCATTTACTGTTGTTTTAGTGCAAGACGATGTTTTATACAGCACTGATGCAGCAGGTTTCTTTACATTAAGTTTTGATGTTCGTGAGGTGTTGTAATGGCAAGGACATTAAGTTCTAACATACAAACACAAATAACCCAAGAAGGGATTAGGGTTGTTCATTTATTGAAACTAGATACATCAACATCAATCAAAGTCACCAATCATGTTAAAGATTTAGTTTATGCTTCCAACACTTACGAAGCTGGTGGTAATTTCTTAGATATAGCAGAAGTACAAGAAACTGGCTCACTAGAATACAGCAATCTAAATATCGGTTTAAACAATGTCACTGATGCTGTTAGAGATGTTTTTAAAGCACAAGATTATATTAGTAAGACTGCGACTGTATTTGTAGCTTTTTTAGATGCCAGTGAAAACATTATTGATGCTTATGAATACTTCAAAGGGACAATCGCATCTTCTAGTATTAGTGAAGCCAAAGAGGGTTTTAAAATAAATATTGAATTGGCTTCGCAATGGAAAAACTGGGAAATTAAAAAAGGTCGTAGATATACCCAAGCATCGCAAAACGAATATTTAGATAAAAATTCTTTAACAACCGATGTTGGTTTATCGTTTGCCCATGAAGCCACTGCCAATGTGAGGTGGAATAGATAATGTTTAATAAATGGCAAAAATTCAAAAGCTATCTTACCAATAGTTTAGGAGAAGTTGGTGCTGGTGTACCTTTCGGTGCTGGTGGTGGTAATCCTTACTTAGCTGTTTTCTTAAGTGTAGGTAAGGCTATATTTAACTTTTTAAGCAAACCAGCAGTGCAACTATCTCTATTTGTGGCACAAGGGGTTATGTCGCACCAAGCAGCGATGAAAGCCAAAAGAACTGGTGCTGACATACTGCTACAAAAATATGGTACAGGTGGTGGCATACCAGTTATTTATGGGACAAGAC